TCTGCTTGAATTCTCAGATAAACTTCATTCTTTTTTGAAATCTTAACCGTCATATCCACGAATGAACTTTTGCCAATCAATTGCGTTCTTGATCTGAAAAGTTCGGTTTTGAATCACCTTGATAATATCCACAAGATAATCCAGCATCACGTCGTAGTATTCTACTTTTAAGACGGCTGCAGTTAGTCTTTCATCAGCGTCCAGATATCTTTGAAGTGCGTCCTTTTCTCTCACTTTGTAAGGGAACGGATCTTTTTCGTAGATCTCTGGTTCGGCCTTTCCTGAATAATACAGATGTCTTTCGTGATACACCGATTGTTGCGTCTTCTTAGCTCTCGCACGAAGAAGTTTCAGATCGTTGTACAACTGAAAGTATTTAGAGTGTAAACGGGCAACGTCTAATGAGGCAGTATGTAGTTCATCTGGATCAATGATCGAATCTTTCGACCACATCTCCTGAATAGTTTCAAGATTCATAAATCAAAGTTTGTTATTATCCTTATCCAGTAGTTCAAAAATTTGATACTTGAATGTCACAGAAGCCATAAAATAATTTACGTCAGTGTCTGTGGCATTAAAATCAAGACCACTCAAACTAACAGGAAACATCCCCTTCATTCTAACATGAGCTTGTGGTCTGTAGTTACTATTCAAAATTTGTAGAGTTCCATCGGAAAATTCTGCAAATGGATTCTCTCTGTCACTTGTATTTGGATAGTAAACATCATCACCTCTAAGTTCTACAAACTGTTTTTGGCTTTCTGGATATCCCAATCCAACCATCCAGTTGTATATTTGAGAATAGTTTTCTAAGTTCTCATCAACAATAAAGTTGACACGAAAATCTTCATAAACCAACTTGTCTCCAGGAACATCAATATCCTTCAGATATGTTGGTTGAATTGCACTACCAAGAGTGAGACCTGGCAAATTGCATCCCGTTGCCAAGAAGTCTACTTTGGGGCACTTATTAATTTTCAGTTTGAATCCAATGGGAGACAAAAAGTTCCTATTGGAAACCTGATTAAGAAGAGGATTAGCCATGAGGCTTTTCTTTGTATTTAGACAAAAAAAGGGGGTCCGAAGACCCCCTGCACTATCCTTCACACGGTAAGGATATTTATATCACATCAGGTTGGTGACCTTGACGCGACGATAGTAACGGTTAGCGTTCTGAGTCAGAGCGCCGAGACCCTGGGTGGTGCCTTCTGCGAATGGGTTAGCAACCATGCCGTAACGGGTCTTGAAGCCGATCTTGGGCTGGAAGGTTCCGTCGTTGACGGCACGTACCATCTGCAGAGGAACGTATGGGCAATAGAACAGACCAGCGTCATAAGGTGAAGTACCCTTATAACCAACAACGTAGTAGTGGTTGGCAGCGACGTTAGCCGAATATGGGTCGATGTAGACGCGATACTTACCGTTGATAGTACCAGCAAAGGTGTTGCCAGTGTCGTCAACGTTCAGGTTTGCGTTCAGGGCAGGGGTGTAGTCGAGTACACCAGCCATGGTCAGAGCGGAAGCAACATCAGCGGAGGTGATGATGGTGTTGCCCTTTCCTCTACGAGTTCTTTGTGCGATTGCGTTGGCATCGCGCTCGATTTGGAACAGCAGACCTTTGAACTTCTCTACAGACCAACGACCGTTGGAGTCAACGTCGAGGTCGAAAGTACCAGCGGTAGCAACGTTGTTCTGAGCACCAGACTCAGCAACCTTGTAGATGGTACGGATGACTTCGCGGTTGATTTCAGCGAGGATCTCACTGGAGAGGATGTTCGCCAGTTCGGCCTCAGCATTCAGACCATGGATGGCCTTGAGGTCTTGGGCGAGTTCCAGTGAATACTCAGCCTTCAGTGCGCGTGACTTGGCAGTAACGGTGACCTTCTCGATCGAGAAAGCCATCTCGTTGAAATCGTTACCCGATTCGCCGAGACCTTCTGCCTCGTCCTTACGCATACCCTGACCAACAGAGTACAGACCCTGATCAGCGTCAGAAGATCCAAGGACGGAGGGGTTAGAACCGATCTGGCCGGTAGTACCGAAACCAGCGGCGGTTGAGGTGAAGCCTGCACTTGCGTCGTTACCTTCGCGCTGGGCAGAGAATGCGGAGTTGGGCTCGTCGAACAGGGCCTCTCCACCACTCTGACCGTCGTAACGGGAACGCATCGCAAAGATCAGACCAGTAGGGCCGTTCATTGGTTGAACGCCGCACAGGTCATATGCGAGCAGGTTGGGCATTGAACGTCTGATCAGTGAGATCAGAACGGGGTCGAAACCAGCAGTAGGACCAGCAGCGGTGGCAGCACCACTGAAGCCATTGCTACCAACAGCGTTGGTTGGGGCTTCGTTGAGGAATGATCTTTCCTCAGCAATAAATCTTTCTTGGTTTTCCAGCAGGCAAGCGGTGACCGCTCTACGGTGGGCGTCCTTGATTTCGCCAAGGCCTTCATGATTCAGAAGGGGCGCCCACTTCTCCTGCAGATGCTCTGATTGGAACATTTGCTTTTACAGGTTAAGGGTTTAGTTTGATAATCTTAAATTCACTTTTTGACACGATCCAGGATGCTCATGTAAGCAGCCATGTTACCAGAGTAATCTGGTGCAGGGCTTTCTTCGGTTAGCACCTGTTCGGATGTCTCTTTCTGGACACTCTGACCGAAGTATGACTCCTTCAGGGTGTTCAGTTTGTCACGATATGATTCTTCACTCTCAAACTCAACACTCTCGGCGAGTTGGGCGAGCTTCTCTTTCTGACTCAGGGCAAGACCCTCAGCAACTTCAGAGACGATCCCATCAGCGGTGGACTCAGCCAGACGCTGGTTAAGGGAAACGTTTCTCTCGATCTGCTCGTTGAGTTTAGTCTCCATTTCATCAAGTTTGGTTACCATGCTATCGACAACATCGTATTTATCTTCAGGGATGGATACATAATGTGCTTCAAAAAGATCCTTCATGCCTGAGAGGAAACTCTCAGTCATTTCGGACTTAAGGCCATGCTCGATGGCGATTTCATTTTCTTGGAGCCATTCGTCAGCGACGTACTCCAAGTAAGCATCAACTCTTTCTACCAGAGCTGACTTGACTGATTCGATCTCTTCGACGATGCGCTCTTCGTTCTCCTTCTCCATTTTCTCAGCAACCTGAGAAACTTTGAAGTTGATGGCAGCTTCGAAGATTGTCTTGGCCTTCTCTTGGAACTCTTCCGAGAGTTCTTCACCAGAGAAGAGTGCGGACATGTCCTCATCGATATCATACTGAGGAGTCTCGTCAACGATTTCTTCCTCAGTAATGGTCTCCTCTTCAGGAGCTTCGGTCTCCTCGTAGGAGGCCTCTTTACCGACAGATTGCATTGGATCCGCTTTACCAGCTTTTGCGTTTACGACGTTTGATACATGAGAAAGACGAGGCTCTCTCAGTTTCGCGCTGTCGTCATCAGCACGATAGTTTTCGGGAGTAGGTCCGCCGAGGTCTTCAATGGCTTGGCCGGGAACGGCACTGGTAGGGATACCTTGCATGGCATCTCCACCCTTCGCACCAGAGTTAACGGCAGTCTTGGATTGAGTTGTGCCTACTTCCATTTCTTGTAAATTTTTACCACGGGACATTTGAACTCTCCGATTAGACTTAGATAATTGTAGTTAATCTGTTTTTATTTATATATTAAAGGCTTCCCAAGAAGTCTTGGAAAAGCTTCAGTTTGTTCTCTTGCAGTTGTCTAGAATCTACAAGAGTATTAATTTGTTTATATGTTTTCTCTGCATATTTTTCGCGGAGAATTCCACCATCCCAGACCCAATCTTTTCCTTCCATGATGCCATCAACGAAGGCATCAGGAGCAGATGGATCTGCTACGATATCAGCAGCAGTAGCGAGCATGAAGTCTTCACCGACAACATTAACACCTTCATTACTCATGCGGACTGAACCAATACCACGAGAGGAAACACCGAGTTTGACACCCTCATCAAGAAGTGACTTTGCGATGTTACCCATTGGGGTATTCAGAACCTTAGCACGGCCAATGAAGTTGTTACCTTCACGGACCAGAGAAGTGATCTTGTGTGATACGCGATCGAGGTTTACAGTTGGACCATCGGGATGTCCCAACTCTCCAAGAGCACGACCTTTAGAAATGAAGGCCTCGTTATAACGGGCAACTTCTCTTTCCAAAGTTGAACAAGGATACATTCTTCCATTGCGATTTTTGATATCGCCTTGGAGGAATACACCTTCAATATAGAGGCTCTTTTTACCGTTGCGTTCTTCAACGATAACCTCTACGTTTTCGATTTCTTCTCTGATGAGTTTCATTTTAGTTTGCAGCGAATCCGACTTTAACTGCTTTAATTGCAGCCTCACCGTAAATGGTGTATGAGGGTTGTTTCTCTACATACTCAACGGCGTTACCACCAAGAGTAAAAGATCCAATACCCGAGTATTCGTTGAGCCCAGTGGGATCAGTGACATGAACCACGGTAGCAGTACCAGTTGGATTAAGTACACGAACGAGAGTTGCATTACTCACTGCACTGCTGTTACCAACACCAGCGGCAATGTCAATCTCACTACCTTTTAAATTAATCCTGGCCATCCTCTTCCTCAGTGGGGTCTTCGGTTACTTCACTTTCTTCATCTTCAAATTCTTCATCACCAAACAGATCTGCAGCAACTACAGGTCTTCCAACTTCAAGACGATCTGCTGACTTTTGCATCAAAATATCTTTGATGCTGTCAGAGATTTCATGTGCAGGTGCATCTTGAAGCACCAAATCAATCAATTCAGTAGGGTTCATTATGTGTTTTTAATACACTACAAATTATTTATATTTCCCCACCTTCAGGGGCCGCAGTGTCACTATCGGATCCTAAGGAAGGATCCAATGTGGTCGCAGTTTGTGCATTGGTTGCATCAATATCTGCAGCTTGTTGTGCCATATCCATGGCTTGTGCTGCTGCAGGATCTGCATAGAGACCTGCTTCAATTTCTGCATTGATAAGATTATCCTGTTCAATAATCTCGTCGTCAGTTTGACGCAAGATTTTTCTACGCAGATAGTCTTGCGAGAAGTATTTACCAACGTAAGGTTCGGCTTGTGCCAGATTACCCATGCGGTTTTGGAACAGTTCAGCTTCTTTCAGTTCTGCAAAGTGATTATCGTAGATATA